ATTTGGTTATCGGGCGCGGTACGAATCTTGCGGCCCTCGGCCTTGCGTCCCTGTGATTCAAGGTACACAGCAATCATGTCCTTGGCTTCCTTCTTGCCGTAGAAATAATTGTACCAATTGAACGCGGCGCTCATTGAGCTAGTGCGGGTGTCTGTGGGTTGCGTTTTCCAAATTGGCTCTTCGCCCACATGTTTGGTATCTGGGCTGCGCGGATTCAGCTGCCTGGGCATAGCTACAACTTTCATAGGACTCCTTAACATTATCTAGTAATTATAGCATCAATTGAATTTATGGTCAACCGGCCCTATAATTGCGCCACCCGTCAAAATTGCCTTCCCTGCGACCTTTTTCTCTGTGACAGATTGGGCAAAGTTCTTGCAAATTTGTCAACAAGTTGTCATTAGGATCGCCGTTGATGTGATCAATCTCGGTCGAGACTTTCAATCCTTGCGCTTTAACACTTTCCCAATTAATAACGCAGGAAAATCCCAATTTGCCTTCTATATTAGAACATCGTCCAATCTTGAACGGTGTCACACCCGGGGCATGAGGCCATTTACCATAGCTGGCCGCTTGACAGTGACCGCAATGCACTCGCCACCCGCCAGGGTCACTAATAGTGCCACTAGTGACTATCACAGGTTTATTACAGCCATGATTGACACAGGTTGGTCGAAAGTTTGAGTTTGCTGCCATAGCTCGCTTTTATTTACTCTACACCAGTATTATACTATCAATCAAATTTATGGGCAACCAGCCCATAAATACTAAACTATGCCAAGACTGTCACTTTACCGCCCACAGAAAACCAACGATTACAAGTTTTTCGATCGTACAATTTCCGAGATGTACACTGTAGGTGGTGTTGACATTTACATCCACAAGTACCTGGGACCGCGGGCCGGCATAGGTGACTCGGCTGAATCTGGCAACTACGATGCTACCCAACCCGACTACACCACCGAGAACCCGCTGAACATTCAGGACTTGTTCTTGCTGGAGAATCGAGATCGGGCGTATGATCCCGATGTTTATCAACAGCGCGGTGTTTACCGCATACAAGACGTTGACTTTGATTTGACTCAGTTTGGATTGTTTTTGAACAACGATACCTTGTTCATCACGTTCCATTACAATGACATGATTGACACAATTGGTCGCAAGCTGATGTCCGGCGATGTGTTAGAAGTGCCAAATCTCAAAGATCCAGATCCGCTCAACGCAGCCATATCTCGGGCACTGCCCAAGTATTATGTTATCCAGGATGCCTCGTATGCCAGCGAAGGCTTTAGCCAAACTTGGTTACCGCACTTGTGGCGTGTCAAAGCAACACCACTAACCAATGCACAGGAGTATCAAGAGATTTTAAACAAGCCGCTGATAACTGAAAACATCTGGGACCCGGGTGCATTTTGGACCCAAGGAACTGTTGTTAATGACGGGAACCTGTATTATAAAGCTGCACAGGATGTGCCACCGGGTACCGCAATTTCAGACACTGCGTACTGGACTCCGATAGATCCACCTACCATCGCCGATGAAGCTGCTACCAGAAACAAAGATTTACAAATTAATGATGCACTGTTGGCTCAGGCCGAGATTGATGTTCCACTAAGTGGATACGATACAGTTAAGTTTTATATCTTCCCCACCAATCCGGATGGCACACCAGCTGACCCGGCCGGCGTCACTGTTGACAACGTCAATGCCACCGTTGACGGCATTTACCCTAACGCATCTGACGCGCCACAAACACCGTTAGCAGATGGCTATACCATGGGCTATTTGACCGGGGACGGCATTGCGCCCAATGGATTGCCAGTAACGCCGGGTATATCATTCCCGTCAGCACCGCAAAATGGTCAATATTGCTTGCGCTTAGATTACTATCCTAATCGATTGTTTAGATTCTCCGGGAAAGCCTGGATCAAGATTGAAGATTCGGTCAGGACTGATCTCACTAACGGTCCCAGCAACAAAACCCTGCGTTCAAGTTTTGTTAACAATACATACACTGTGGAAACTACAGACTTGGGCAACATACCAAGTCGTCAGAGTCTCAGTGAAATTCTCAAGCCCCGGGCCGACAACGGCGATGATGGCGGAGATAAGCCACCAAATCCAAGACCGCCAGGACGCTAAACTATGCAGCAATTTTTCTACTCTGACGCATAAATAAACGTATGCACATCTATAAAATATCAAACACTGTGAACAATAAAGTCTATATTGGGCAAACTGTTCAGGCAAATCCTAAAATGCGTTGGTATGCACATTTGGCCGATGCACGTCGTGGCAAAAAAAGCTACTTGTACGACAGCATTAGAAAGCACAGTAAAGAGGCTTTTACATGGGAGATTATTGATAGTAGTGCTACCTCTATTGATGAGTTAAATTCTAAAGAACAATACTGGCTTAATTATTATCGAAGCCAAGGTATTGTAGTGTATAACAATCGAGAAGCTGGAAATAATAAAACTCATAGTCCCGACAGCATAGAAAAAATGAAGGTTGCACAAAAACTACGCCACGATACAACTAACGTCGGTGGATGGAAAAGACAAGACGGTGGCGCAATGAAGGGCAAGTCTCACCCAAGAAAAGGTACTTCTGGGTTATGGACTATGCCAACTGAAGCAAAAGAAAAATTAAGTCGTATCCAACTTGAACGTAGTGGTACACGAGGCAAGACCTGGAAAACCATAGACGGTAAACGAGTATACATGGAGAAGATCTAATGAGTCAACAATTTTTTTATGACGCCCAAATTCGGCGTTTTATGCTGCAATTTGCTCGAATCTTTTCTAACTTCCAAGTTGAGTATGGCGGACAAAACCCCGAGACTGCTACCCTAGTGCGTGTGCCGGTGCGGTATGGTGATTCTAGTCGACAAGCTCAGACTATTATCCAAGAAAACTCGGCTAATTCGTTGCCGTCAACACCGCTGATCACTTTCTACATCACTGCATTGGACTATGATCGACCGCGCTTGCAAGAGCCGTACTTTGTGAACAAGATTGCTGTGCGGCAGCGCACATACGATCCAGAGTCAGAAACTTACGAAACCACACAGGGCAATGCGTTCACAATTGAACGCTTGATGCCGGTACCTTACAAGTTAACAATCAGTTGTGACATTTGGACATCAAATACTAATCAAAAGTTTCAGTTGTTTGAACAAATTGCAACTTTGTTTAATCCGGCACTGGAAATTCAAAGCACTGACAACTACATTGACTGGACCAGCCTGAGTGTATGTGAGCTTGATCGAGTAACCTGGACCAGTCGCTCGATTCCGCAAGGTACCGAGAATCCAATTGACATCATGACCATGCAGTTCTCTTTGCCCATTTGGATCTCAAGTCCGGCCAAGGTCAAGAAGCTGGGTGTAGTGGAAAAAATCATTGCGTCAGTGTTTGATGCAAAAGGCGATGCTGTTAATGCCATTACAAATAGCGATTTGCTGCTGGGCACTCGCCAGTTGTTGACTCCGTACGGGTATCAAGTTTTGTTAATTGGTAACAAGTTACAAGCACTAAAGCCCAGTGCAATTGTTAATCCTGATAACGCCAGCGTGGATCCGCCGCAGTCACCGCCCAGTAATGTGTTCTGGCAGGCTGTGGTCGGCATGTACGGCACACTGAGACCCGGTATCAGTCAAATCAGACTGGACAGTCAATGGGGCGATACCACAGAGATTGTTGGGCTTGTCAGTTATGATCCAACTGATGATAGATTTTTGTTGTTCGAAGTAGATGCCGAAACACTGCCTCAGAATACACTAGATCCAATCACAGCCATCATTGATCCTTTACTGAGCGCACCCGGAGCAGGACTGCCTGCTGCTGCTGCCGGTACCAGGTATTTGTTGCTGGACAGTATTGGTAGTTATTCAAATCCTGTTCCGGCAGCAGCCTGGGGCAACTTGGTTGCCGATGCCAACGACATTGTGGAATTTGATGGTTCGTTTTGGTCAGTTGCATTCAACTCACAACAGGGTGTAAACGTACAATTTGTCACAAACATCACCACTGAGATACAGTACAGATGGACCGGGGCCGATGGCGGATACAAATGGGTCAAGAGCTACGAGGGAGTATATCCGGGCGGCGACTGGAGTTTAGTACTGTGAACGCAGTAGGCGTTTGGTTTTATAGTTTAAAAACTGATCGGTACTTGTACCTGTTGCGCAATGATCCTAGGTATCCGGGCACCTGGGGTCTCCCGGGAGGAAAAACTGAGGCCGGGGAAACTCTCATTGATGCTATCACTCGGGAATGCCAGGAAGAAATGGCGTGCATGCCTGACTACATACGCATGGTTCCACTAGAACAATTCACAACACTAGATGGTAATTTTGTCTATCACACTTTCTTTTGTTGCATCGCCGATGAGTTTGCACCTACACTCAATCACGAGCACCTGGGCTATGCCTGGATAGACAGCATGTCCTGGCCCAGGCCTATGCATCCTGGCCTGTGGAACACTGTGAACTTTGATGCGGTGCGTGGCAAAATTGAAAGTATCAAAGCCGCTGTTCAGATATCGCAGTAACTAACAAAATCTTGATACTCAAGATTTTTAAAATTACGATTATAGCGCCAGGCATCTGGCATGTTTGTTACTGTTCCAATAAAGAAAAAGTCAACATCGTTGTAGGTCTGCATCACCTGGTTGATGTCATTAATCCAATTAAACGTACCGGCCACAGTATCATTGTTGTATCCGATCATGAAAATCTCGTTGTGCCCATCAAATGCAGCAATGTACATGGGCAGAGCCAACAGATCTAGTCTAGGATTAAACGGGATCAGATAAAACTCTCCCGGATTCAAAACACAATTTGTAGCACTGGTGTACACAATGTTTTGCTCGGTATATTTCTTTTCAATCATTGCATCAAGTCCAGACTTGTCAAGCTCTACCGTAAAGTCTGCTCGCATGTCGGTCCAGATATCTCCGACTACATAAGTTTGCAACTTCTTTTTGCCTAAAAGCCCGCCGCGGTGGCGCTGTAGTATAGTATGATCAAATTGATCACGGTCGATGCGAGACCCAATTACAGCAGCACGCTTGCTGATATGATGATTTTGAATAGGATTGTTGACCCACTCTCTCTTTTGTTCTCTTCTACCATTAGTGATACGTGTTTCGACGATCACAAACTCGCCTTGGTAATCGTCACGGTAATTTTTTTGCATTAGACACGGCCGACTACGACTTCAATAACACCTTCTGTTTCACTGTCAAAGCGTTGAAGACTTTTGCCAATGACTGCGCCAGGGCGCCAATCTTCAGGTGCTAAACGTGTAGCAACACCTGCAGTGCTGCTTGATGTAATTAGGTCACCTTTGGCAATTTTACCAATAACACGGCATGGTACGCGGCCCTGTAGCGCAATCGGAATGCCATCAGCCCCAGCATTCATGATATAAGCCGGATTAGTAGACACTACTCCTGCCACGTCAGTCTGTGCATATGTGGTAGTTTGTGTTATTTCATCAGTGCCGCCGAACGCAACACAGGTGCCCGGTGGGTAATTGACATTGTCAGTGGTGTATAACTCAGCCAAGTCAGCGTACTGTGCCGAGGTTGCTTTGGCAAATACTGTGTTGAAGTACAGAGTTGCCGATCCAATATTACCAATTGCATTACCGTTGGCATTGACAATGCCGCCCAGTGTCACTAATCCAGTGCCAACTGATAGATTACCACCTGTGATGTTGCCGGTTGCTACGACTTGAGCCCCGGTGTTTAGATTACCACCTGTGATGTTGCCGGTTGCTACGAC